ACTGATCCGGCAGTTGAAGGCCGCTGGGATCACGCCGGGCACGGATGCGGCGATTGCACGCGCCACACTGGACGACCAAGCCCTGTTCATGGCACTACAGCAGCAAGCGCAGTTCACGAACGCGCACATCCTGAATACGCTGGTTGCTGAGGTGCAGGCCGCGCAACTGCAGATCGGGGCGATAGCGGTTCGGCATGCCGAGGTGATGCTCGCGCAGGCGGGGCACGCGGCGGATGCGCTCAGGATGGTGCCAGTGCGCGCTGCGAGCAACATGGCCGCGATGTTCCGCCCGTCGAGCCCATTCAACGGCCTCAAGGCGCTCTCAGCGCAGCAGATCGAGGGCATCGGGGACACGCTCGTGCAGGGCGTCGTGCGCGGCTACCACCCGATGCGGGTCGCGCGGGAGATCACGCAGAACGTCGTGGGCGTGCCGGAAGCGAGGGCCGCGACGATCGCACGCACGGAGATCATGCGCGCCTATCGGACCAGCAGCACGCAGTTCTACGCGGACAACATGTACCGCGTGGGCGCCAATGGCGTCGCGTCCGGCGTCGTCACCGGGTGGGTATGGGAGTGCAGCGCGGGCAGCAATACGTGCGCGGCGTGCTACGCCATGAGCGGGCAGACATTCCCTGCCGACGCTGAGATGGACTCACATCCCAACTGCTTCCCGTCAGGCACTGTCGTCACCGGCCCGCCCGTCCTAGGCTCGTCGACGCGATGGTATGAGGGTGAGCTTGTCGATATCAAGTTCGCGAGCGGGAACCACCTTTCCGTCACTCCAAATCACCCGATACTCACCACGCATGGATGGGTCGCTGCGGGACTGCTCGATGAAGCGAGCGACGTACTGCGCTGCGGCGACGCTGGGCGGGCCATGCTGCTGGTGAACCCAGACGATCATCAGGTTCCAGCCCTCATTGAGCATGTAGCGGAAGCGGTCGGCGGCGCGAGCGGCGTGGGTTCCGTAGCCGTGCCAACCTCCCCCGAAGACTTCCACGGCGACGGGGTGGGCTCCAAGGTCAGCGTTATACGGGCCGATGGCCTTCTGCGGCACGGCACCAATGACGCCTTGGTCGGCGAGAAGACTGGCGAGCTGCAGCTCGTAGTCGGAGACGTTGCGCTGGCGATTCTCGCGAGTCTTGGCTCGCCGAAAGAGCTCGTCCTGTGTCCGCTTCACTCCCCTGACGGCATCGTGAGCAGCGGCAGCCTTGCGGGCGTGTTCGGCGGGCGAGAGGGTGGACGAGTGGAGTCGGTTGGCCTCTACTTGCCCGCGAATCGGAATGTCGGCGTCGACGAGCCGCAAGCGCACGACGTTCCTCGATACTCCGAGACGGTCGGCGATGGACTGCTCGGACTCCCCGGCGAGATAGGCGGCGGTAACGTCGGGCAGGTCGATGCGACCGACGCCGATCAGCTTGCTGGACTTGATCCGCTCCCGCTGGGCTGGCGTTCGCAGAATGCCCTGAGCGTCAAGCAGTTGGCGCAGGCGTTGGTAGCCGACGCCAGTGATTCGCGCTGTGCTGTCGAGGCTTTCGCCTGTGAGATAGAGCATGATCGCCCGGTCAACTTGAGCCGGCGTAGCTTTGCTGGGCACGTGTACAACCTCCAAACGACGCGCGGCTGGTATGCCGCTGATGGCATTATAGTACATAACTGTCAGTGCATGCAGATTCACACCACGGTCGGCTGGGACGGCACGCCAGACGGGGAGGGCGCGACGACTGCCGACACGCTCGGTATCCAGCCGGGCGAGGACGTGTTCGCCGCGCTGAGTGACGCTGAGCAGCTCGCGATCCTCGGGCCGAGCAAGTACGCGCTCTATTCCAGCGGCAAGATCACGCTGAAAGACCTCGTGCACGAGCGGCACAGCGCGGAATGGGGCACTACCCGTAGCGTGGCGTCGAGGAAACAGGCGCTGGCTAGTGCAGCCGCGCGCCCGGCTTAGCGGCGTGACAGATCGTGCATTCGAGCGCCGCAAACTCGCCCATCTCCAACTCGCCCTGTTCGTTCAATCCGCAAGAGTGAAACGCGCGGCGGGTGAGTCGGTCTTTCGGTTCGTCCTGCCAGTTGTGATCGCATGCCGCCTGCGCCGCGTCGCGTTCAGCGTACGCTGCTGTTATCCGAGCGTCCATGGCCTCCCATGCCAGCGCCTTCGGGTGCGACGGGTTGGCTTCGACGATGCCGCTCATTCGATTGCCGCATTCGGGAGAGCAGCAGCGGTTCCACGCCGACGGGATGCCCGCGTCGGCGTCGGAGACGTACATGCGATCGCCGCACGCCGGGCAGATCCATGACTGTGAGGCGATGTCGTCCATGCCGCTCATCCGGTCCATCCCTTGAAAGTCGGATACCACGAGCCGCCGCAGGGTCGCTCAACGCTCGGGAAGTGGACGTTGCACGTCGCGGACAGCGCGCCCACAAGCAACTCGAAGCGCCCGCAGTCCCAGTGGACGCGCAAGTCATTGCCCTCGCGCACGCTCGCCGTGGCGGACTGCCCGCAATCTGAGCAGGCGTGCTGGGCAAGCTCGGCGATGGGCGGGCATTCGATCATGTCTCGCATTATACCATGAGCACGGGCACGCGATTCATCGCGACTCCCCTGCATGACTGACACCACAGACGCAGCAGCAGCCCCGGCGGCAACTGCAGCAGAGGCCCAGGCGGCCACCCCACCCGTCACACCAGCAGCACCGGCACCAACCCCCCCGGTTGAGCCAGCGCCCACGGTTGTGCACCCGCCCGAAATCCAGAAACTGATCGACGACGCAGCCACAAAGGCGAGCAAGAGCGCGAACAAGGAGGCCATCGCAGCGAAAGCCGCGCTCAAGGTTCTCCAAGACGCCGAAGACGCCCGCAAGACTGCATCGCTCAGCGAACTTGAGCAGGCACAGAAAGCCGCAACCGATGCGACCGACCGCGCCACGAAAGCCGAGGCGTCAGCCAAAGCCAACGCGCTCAAAGCCGCGATCACCGCAGAGGCAGTACGTGTCGGGATTGATCCCGCGCTCGCATTGAAGCTCGCTGGTGATGAGGTCACGTTCGGCGATGACGGCAATCCGACAGACGCAGCGACCGTGCTGGACGCGCTCGCAGTTGCACACCCGAACCTCATCAGCAAGACCCCCATTCCGACTCAATCCCCCATTCCGACTCAATCCCCCATGAGCCAACAGCGAAGCAACGGCGGCACGAAACTCAGTGACGCCGAACGACTCGCAGCGAACCGCGCAGGCCGCGATTCAACGGCAACGCCATGGTGGGAAAGCGGCGGAGTCCGAATCATCTGACCGCCAGGAGATAACCCGTCATGGCCGATACACTTTCAGCACAACTCGCAGGGCTGTACCCCCTGATCTACGACCAGAGCCTGCTCGCGTTGCGTGCCGAGGCTGCCATCATGCAGACCGCGCGCATGTACACCGACAAGATCGATGTCGCCAGCCGCACATTCTCAAGCCGATCCGGTGCAACCGCTGCATCCGTCGCCGAGGGTGCCGACCTGACGAGCACCACGCTCACCAAGAGCTCGGACGCTGTGATCACCCCGGGCGAAGTTGGCGCGCAGTACATCCTGCACGACCTCGCCGTTCGCACCGACCCGACAATCTGGGTCGACGCTGGTGACGACCTCGGCCTCGCAATGGCACAGAAGATCGACACAGACCTCGGCAGCACATTCTCAGCGTTTACGATGAGTATCGGCACTGCTGGAGCCGTTCTCGATGGTGGCACTGCTCCCGCGTTCGCTCGACTGTTCGCAGCTCAGGCGAAGCTCAAGAATGCTGGTGTCGCTGGCCCGTTCTGGTGCACCATGCACGAGTATGTGTGGTACACGCTCAGCCAGAGTGTGTCGCTCGAAGCGTCGATTAAGAACACGCCGGAGGTCATGCGCGAGGCGCTGGCCAGTGACTACTACGTCGGTAGCCTCGGCAACTTCCACATGGTCACCAGCTCGAACATCGCCATCGATGTCAACAACAACTCAATCGGCGCGATGTACCCGTCCAGTTCGCTCGTTCACGACCAGCGCACCGCGCCCTACATCGAGCCCTTCCGCTCGCCCAAGGGTCGTAAGACCGAGCTGAACGAAGTCGCACACTACGCGTACGGTGTCGCTCACCCCGCGCGTGGCTGCAAGATCACACTCGACACGAAGGTTCCCACCTGATCCCTGCACTGCAACACGTGACCCGTCCCAGTCCCTGTCCACCCTCGCTGGGGCGGGTCACATCATTAGAAGGGCGAGTAGGTGGCTGACGAAACGATCAATACCAGCCTCATCGCTCGCGTGCGCGCCCTCGCCGCTGGCGCATTATCCAGCGAGGTCAGCGACGCAGCTATCGACCTTGAGCTTGGTCGCAACCGTATGCGTCACATCGACACGGTGCTGCAGTGGGACCCGCAGATCGGCACTGGCGGCACGCTCGTCTATCTTGAGGGTGTCGCGGGCGTGTGGGGCATCGTCGAACCGTGCAGTGATACAGCGCGCGGTCCCGGCACGCACATGGTCGACGGGCACGGCGTGGACATCACCGGCTGGACCATGACCGAAGACGGGCGTATCACGTTCACCGTGACGCAGCAAACCGTCGGTAGCCACTTCCTCACCTGCTACAGCTACGACGTGTACGCCACGGCCGCCGAAGTCTGCCTATGGATGGCGAATAATCGCGCGCTGCAGTTCGATTTCAAGACGGGTGCCGCTGACGAATTCAAGGTTAGCCAGGCTGTCGATCGGTTGCTGGCCATGTCGAAGGATTTACGGTCGAAGTCACTACCGCGTCGCGCGCAGCTCGTGCGTGCCGATACCCCGCGTATTCCACGTGGTCGCCCGGGCTACGTGACGCGCTCACGCCACGGAAATGACCTGTGAGCCTGTCCACGGCGCAACTCACCGCAGCGCGCGCGACGGTGGCCGGGTTCATGCCGGATACCGCGAGCGTGTTCACGCGTGGATCGGTGGACGCGACGACCGGGCTGGCAACGGCGACGGCTGGCGCTGCCGTATCGTACGCCTGCCGGGTCGATCGCACGCTCAACAAGCGCGGTGGGGAATCCGTGCAGCATGGCGCGGTGGAATCCATGACCCGGTACGTACTGGTATTGCCGTGGGATGCCGTGGTGGACGAGTCGATGCAGGCAACGGTCAGCGGCGTCACGTACAACATCCTGGAGGTCGCACTGGGCGGCACGCAGGCTATCGAAACGCGTTGCCTCGTGGCGAGGTCTGACTGATGCCCGTGGAGTTCAACAGGTTCGCGTTGATCGGTGAGCAAGCCCTGCCGCGCGCAGAGGCGCAGGTCATGAAAGCCGCGATTGACGTGGAAGCCCTCGCGAAAGAGAAAGCGCCGCATTGGCTCGGCTCGCTGGAGAACAGTATCCAGACCGCTCCCGGCGTCGCACCACTCACCGCGCGCGTGAACGTCGCCAGTGACTACGGCGCCAGCGTGGAGTACGGCGCGAAAGCACACTGGTTGCCGAAGGCCGCGATTGAGGGTGAGCTTGCCGCGTGGGCAGCGGCGCACGGCATGGCTGGCGCTGAGTGGGCGATCGCGCACAAGATCAGCGTCGATGGCACGCCAGCGCAACCATTCCTGACGCCATCGGTCGAGGAAGTCGCCGCGACCACGCCGTTCAATATGCGCAAGATCGTGGGCATCGAATGATGGATTTCGAGAACGCGCTGTATCTCGCGCTGCACGGCGATGCGACGCTGCTGGCGCTCGCCACGGGCGGCGTGTGGCGGGAACAGGCCGCGCAGGGAACCGCGTGCCCGTACGTCCTGATCCAGTGCTTGTCGCCCGCGATTGGCATTCAGACCTTCAGCGGGACACCCTGCGAACAGGCGCTGTACCTGGTCAAGGGCGTCGTCGACACGGGCAACACGGGCGGGATTCAGCAGGTGAGCTACGACATTGACGCGAGGATTCACGCGCTGGTGGAGAACGCTGCGCTGAGTCTCGCGAACGGAAAGACGTTGATGTTTTTGCGGAGGGAGCGTCGGCACTCGCTATCCGAGTTCGACCCGAGCGGCAGACGCTTCCACAATCGCGGTGGGGTGTACAGGGTCTGGTGCAGCGTCTGATGTGGCTCGCCGAACTAGTTGACTCGGGCAGCGTGCACGTCACGCCCATGGATGACCTGATCGAGCATGACACGGATAGCGACGATTGCATCTGCGGGCCGACCAGTAAGCCGATTCCGCGCGAGGATGGTTCGATGGGATGGGTCGTGACGCATCACTCGCTGGACGGACGGGAACACTCAGAGCGTGGTGCGACTTCCCTTTGAGTGCGGAGCGGGGATGCGCTAAGTGCCCAAGAGTCGGCCCGCAACCGATTCGGATCGGCAGCCACCCCTGAGCAATCCCCGCGCGGTCCGGGCGACTCTCGTTCGTGACTCCTCCCGCGAAGACCCCCAAGCCCGCCAAGCCGCACGCAGCACCCAAGACGTACACGGCCCTGCGCGCATTCAGCTACCCCAGCCGCGAGGGAGTCGACGACTACACCGACGTAGCCGTTGGGGACACCGGCCTCGCGCTGCCTGCGTGGGTC